TATGGTATGTTGGTTTAACTTCATTCAAGAAAGATTGACAATAAGCACAATGAGGATTACTAAACATTAATAACTCTGCAGCTGCAACAGGAAGAGCAACTAATAAAAATAAACATGCTAGTAATAATTTTTTCATAGTGTTCTCCAAATAAAAAAAGAGGGATAGGGACAAGTCCCTATCCCCCATTTTAAATAAACTACTAAATTACATCAAGTTAATAACTTTAACTTTACGATAGTAATTGTTGTTATTTACCGTCGATGTGCTTGCTGTAGCAGCAGAGAACGGATTCGCAACCATACCATATCGAGTTTTGAACGCGATTTTCGGTTGGAAAGTGTCCTCGCCCATAGCACGAACCATTTGTAGTGGAACGTATGGACAGTAAAATAATCCAGCGTCATAAGGACTAGATCCCTTATAACCTACACATAACATATGCTCTGATTGACCAGAAGCAAGATAGTAAGGATCAACGAAAACTTTCATTCCGTTAACTGTTCCTACCATTGTGTTAGCGTGTGTGTCATTACTGACGTTAGATTGTATTGCCGGAGCATAATCCAAGATACCAGCCATTGCAAGTGCAGAAGCAACATCATTAGTTGTAATGATGAAGTTTCCTTTGCCTCGGCGAGTAGAAACAGAGATCGCATTTGCTTCTCTCTCTACTTGATACATTAGACCTTTGAATTTTTCAACCATCCACCGACCGTTAGAGTCAGTATTAAGATCGAAAACACCAGCAGTTGTTGTTTCAGCAGCTGCACCACGCAGTGCTGTTCGATAAATTGTACGAATAACTTCTCTGTTGATTTCAGAAAGAATCTCAGTAGAAAGAATATTCGCCAGTTCTGTTTCAGCATCCAAACCGTGAACGGCTTTTAGATCCTGAGCAAGTTCTGTTGAGTACTCTGCTTTGAGAGCTCTGGTAACCGCAGTTACAGAAGTTTTTTCAATGGTGAAAGCCATTGCGCTTAATGGATTAGTTCCATCACCCATTGCTTCACCATATGCCGTAGTTGTACCAGTTGCGCCAGTCCACGGAAATGTTTGTGGAGATGATGCATCATCAAACGGGTTAGCATCGTCAGCATCAGATGTCGTGGTATGTGTACCCGTACCAGATGCAGAATGCCGTGTGTCTGCTTCATCAAACAGAGCTTCGGCTCCACCCTGTGTTGAATATTTTGATTTCATAGCAAAGATCAATCCCGTAGGACCGGTCATTGGTTGTACACCACAAACGTCATAAGCGATCATTTGAGGCATTGCTCTACGAACTAGAGAGATCAAAATCGGATCCCATTTAGCAACTCCACCCGTGTCACCCATAGCTCCTACAGAGTTTGCAGGTGCTGCTTCGTTCAAGAATTTCTCTTGATTCTCAAGCAACCTACGAGTAACATCTCTCTTATAGGTATCTGTGATTTCAGGCAGATCAGGGTGTTCCATTACTGGAGCCCATTTTTCTTTAATATCTTCAGCCATATACATTTGTACTTCTCCTTTAATTATTAATTTAAAATTTTAAAACTTAACAAACTTCATTTCACTTTATCCATATATTTAAAATAAGGTTACTTAGATTTATTTAAATGAGTAATAGCAGCCATAACACTATCCATTCGATCTTCACCTGCTCCATCGGTTACTTTTTTATTTGTAGCTGCTGTTGCCTTATTGTCATCCAGTTTCTTTTCTGATTTAAAGTAACTGTTTTTAATGATATTCAGTTTTTCTTTGTACTGTTCATCTGATTCGTAATCAACATCTTCAGTCAATTCTTTCATTTTTTCAATGTCAGTATCAACCATGCCTTCTACGATATCCCGGAATGCGTCTTTAGCTCTATAAGTATTTAAATCTTTCACAATATCCATATGCTTCTGAGTTGACTCGTCAAGTTTAGTTTCCAGTTCGGCAACTTCTTGTACAAGACTCTCAAAGACATCTTCCTTCTCTGCTGGAACATCAATGTAATGTTCCTCAAACAACTTCTTCAAACCAGAAATAAAGCTCTCTGTGACTTCGTTGCGAACACCTTGTTCAACAGCGAGTTTATTTTCTTCCATCCATTCTTTTACAACATAATTCATATATTCATCCATCTTGTCTGTCATCTCTTTCTGGATGCTTTCTGTTTTTTCTTCCATATCTTTCTTAGATTCTTCCCTGACTTGCTTGCGAATCTTAGCAATCTTAGACTTAACAGCAGCTTCAAAAATTGTAGCAGCCTTTATCTTAAATTCCTCAGAAAGTTCTTCTCCATCAATCAATGCAGAAACATCTTCAGAAACATCAATCTCTAATTCTTCCTTCTTGGCTTTAGACTCATCTTTATCTTCGTCATCATCTTCGTCATCATCATCTTTGTCTTTATCCAACCAAGGTGGTTTGCCTTCTTTTTTAGACTTAGATTCTTTCTTAGATTCCATCTCATCCTCATCATCCTCATCATCTTCGTCATCATCATCTTCTTCTTTTTTTGCTTTAGCTTCTTGTTTTGCAGAAGCTTTAGACTTTTTATTTTTAGGATCAGATGCTTTCTTTGTTCCATCTTCTCCATCAGGTTCAGAATCTTTTCGTCCTTCTTCGTCATCCCCTAAATCAGGTAGACCTAATTCTTTATTAGCACTTTTCGCTTCTTCCATATCAACCTCTTCAAGTTTTCCATCATCTGTGAGTGTTTCTTTCTTTGCCATTTTTAATCTCCTAAAAGTAATTTGTTTCGTATAATATTTATAATACTATAGATTTTGAAGGAATTTGGTGAAAACTTCTAATTTTTTCTGTTCCAATTCCCGCATTTTTGCATTCTCGATAGTTTTTCTCATCTTGTCAATCTCTCGTTCTTTGATAACACCATTTTCCCAAACCCATTCTTTGCCTTCCATAATACCATTAACGAATGCATCTGGTGCTGATGGATCAGCAACAATGTCAACAGTTGAAAGAACAAAATCACTTTGTACTTCGTTTACACCTTCTTTATTTGTTTTAACACTTCCCATACCTCTGGAAGATACACCAAGTTTGACACCCTCACTAATAAAATTCTTAACGATCTTACCGTTTGGTGTGTCCATTACTTTAGCCTTACCAATAAAATTCTTACCATCTTCTTTTAACTCTTTAATAACATGAGAAACTCTATCCAAATTAATGATGGGTCCCATAGGATGACCAAGTTCACCAAGAGCTCTTCCCTCTTTAACATATTTATTATTAAAGTTATTAACTTCTTTTTTCAAAACAGCATGAGGATATATTCTTCCATTTTGATTTTTAAGATCAGACTGCATGAAGATACCCTTAATATATTGTTCTTTACCCTTAGACTCTGTAATATACTCAAGTTCATGGGTATGTTCAGTTATTAGTTTCATATGTTTCTCCTTATCCTAATCCTGTTTTAACTTTTGATTTGGTTTTTTTCATCAATCTTTGCATTTCTCTTTTCCTAACTTGTGGCATTATTCTTTTTGCTATTTTATGAATCAATGCTTTCTTTTTAAACAAACGTCTTTCCAAATCTTCTCTTGCCGATAACGACAGATCAGACTTTTTTCTAGTCTTTAAAAATCTTTTAGCAACAAGTGCTCGAGCTTTCTTTAATGCTCTTACCCGTAATTGTCTTGGTGATGCTTTTCTTCGTAATGCAATTGCACGTTTACGAGCAATCATTTTACCTTTAGTTCTCATCATTCTAGCACGACGCATACGAGCCGTCTTACTCATAATCTCATTGATGACTCCATCAACCATATCGTCTATTAAAGTATCATTCATTTGGATTCATCCTTTGGTGTATCCTGTGATGCCTCCCATTCATCATGTGACATACCAGAATGAATTTTATCACAATCATGGTTCTCTGTTCTTCGACCGTCACCACCTGCACATTTTTTTCTTGCACCATCTGACTTAATATACTCAGCTACTCTTTGAACAATACTTTCTCGCTTTTGTGCATCACGATTTTTTTCTAATTCTGCTTGTTTCTTCTCAGCTTTCTTTTCACGATCCGTTTGTGCTTTAGTTGTTTCTGCATCACGTTTAGCTTTTTCTTTTTCAGTATCAATTTTTCGTGCAGAATTTTCTTTTTCTTTATTAATCTTTTTCAACGA